AAGTAGCAGGTACCCGTTCACAGTAGAGTACATTATTTGAAGAACCAGTGAATCCTGCTGTACCTGCCTCCGTCATAGAATAACGGGGGAAGAGCATCTGCCGATTCGCGGCTTGGGCGGTGCTTGCGATAACCAAAAATACGATAAGCCATCGTGTCATTGGATAATTCCCATTGGCGGCGCAAAGTCAGCTGCTGTAAGAGCTCCTGTGGTCGACGGAAGAACAGCTGCACCTGTACAAGAATTAGCTGCTGTTCCTGCCACGACGCCTGCTGCACCTGCGTTTAAGAAAGCGTTGATTTTCATAGCTGTACTACTAGCTGAAGAATCTGTAGATACAGCATCAAAGGACATAATAGCATCAGCACAAACGCATAGACGATAGCGCGTTCCTGCTACTATATTGAAAGAACTTGCTGTTGCAGTGAATGCGATAGGGGGAGTAAATATGGGCGCGTTAAGGGTAGTACCAACTAACTTCGCACCCGCATTATCATCAACATAGAGCGCAAATCCCCCATTAGCTCCTAATGATGATGTAACTTCCATGGTCAATCTAGTCGCGCCCGTACGATCAGCCGTTGCTATCCAACGAACACAATCGAGTGTATTGACTGTACCAGCACCTCCACCTACTTCTAAATTAGTCGACCCAGGCATAGATGGAAAATAAAGTTGCGTTACTTCAACAGCATAAGCTGTCCTGAGTAATAAAAGAAATATAAAAATTCGCATTATTCAACTCCAATTACGGCAATGTTTATAAGCTGTGGAGTCAAAGCGCCAGTCGTAGATGGAGGTACTCCATTTGTGCAGCTATTTGCAGCCGTTCCAATGACCGTTTCGTAAACATTAGCCATTTTAGCATAGGTCGGGCCATTGAAATTTGTAGCCGCGAGTATATTATCTCCACTCTTACTACACCAACATACACGATATGCAGTATTACCAAAAAGGGTAAATGATGATACGGTAATAGTTTGTGGACCAGATGCGCTAATGCTAACAGATCCACTTGCAACAGCTGCTCCTGCATCGGCATTTGCGTAGATCGCAAGTCCCGCAACCGCTGCACCTAGTTTGAAACTAGCTCGTAGAGTTGTAGCTCCTGCGACCGAGAGAGCAGGTGTCAATACCGCACACGACATTACATCAGCTGTGATAGATTGTTCCTTTGTGCCAACGATATCAGGGAAGAATGTAGCTGATGCTGATGGACCGAGGGTTGTACTAGTTGATGTACTACTAGTACTTGATGTAGTTGAGGAGCTAGTACTGCTACTTGTGCTGCTTGAGCTAGTAGATGTAGATGTCGATGTAGACGAAGATGTAGATGAAGAAGTAGACGAGCTAGTCGAACTAGTCGTCGGATTTATCAAATCCATATCGAAGATAAGCGCATGCGCGCTTGTCGCGATAAGAATTATTATAGAAGCGTAAAGCGTACGCACATCATCACCGTATCAGTCAACGATGTTGGGACGTTAGCTACGTTTGTTCGGAGCTGCTCACCGCTAAGCAAGTCTCGATCTGTATCGCTTGTGTCAATAAGCGTAAAGGTCATCGCTGTCGTTCCGGTTTGGCAAGCCAGTGAACCTACCCCTTGCAGAGCAATCGCATTCGCGCTCTGATCTTCAAACGTCCAAGTTGCAGCGGTAGCGCATGTACCAGTGCAGTGACAACCAACACTCGTTATACGTGAACCCGAAGCGGTCCCGGCCCAGAGCTCGAGATGCTGAGAGCTAGCAGTTGGGTTTGTGATCAATCGGCAAATCTGGTTGTTCGTGTTAACCGCAGCATCACAGCTCGTGCTATCTCCACATGCGGTGAAATCATCACCTCGGCACCATTTGGTTCCATTACAACGACAGCGAAGGTTTGTAGATAGATCCTCGTATTCCCAACCTTTACGGCCAGATGTACAAGCCGGTGGGGAGTCAGTTTGAACCAGACCCTCAGCACCATCAACAGTTATGGCTTTGACTCCTACACCATCTTTGTGAGCAACTCGTACAGTTCCACTTCCACCGGTTCCATCATAAAATTCTACATAACCCGAGTTATCACCGGGATCCTTGAACATAACCATCGAAGGGAAGCTAGAACAGCTAGCATCAACTTCGAAAAGCCCGTTTTGGCCTTCAGAGTAAAAACCTTGAGCCTGAACATTAACGGATGTTCCGATGATTCCACTAGTGGCATCCATGAAAATCCCGATCGGCCCGGGAGGGAAACCGTTACAGCTATCGGCGTTAGGATCTCCGACTGTTACAACGCTAACAGCGGGATCGTATTGGAAGAGATCATCACCTCCGCATACCACACCGGTTTTATACTGTACATCATTAGGATTCCCAGCCGGGCATGAGCCACCACCACCGCCACCTTTATCACATTCCCAGTTTGAGCCATTCCAGACAGCTATCGCCCCGGTTCCACCGCATGTGCAAGTTGCGTCAGCATTACAATCAGAGCAGAAGATCGGTGAGACAACTGGCGTCGCAGGAAGCGTCAAACACGTAAACCCCGTACACGGGTTAAAATCCGTGCAAGCGCTGTTCAGGCGCGTCATCCCGAGGTTATACTCTTCATGCCACTCGCACTGACGCCTAGCGCTAGCGCCCGTTCCAATAACATTCCAGAGCTGGAGCTGATTCCCACCGCTCAGCGGAATGTGAACGAGCGTCGGGTCACAGGTCGAAGTGGTTACTAGCTGACTAGAAACCAGCTCCGGACGGGTGACCAGCGCCGCCAATATGACCAGCACCGCCAATGCCGCCTTGGATCGGCTCAACACTTTCATTTCCTTCACGACAGATCTCTCCATCTGCGGGGATGAACCGCTCTTCACGAGTGACTAGGAACTCGAGGTGATCGTCATGGTTGAGCTCGTCATCACATTTCATATCAACCATGCGACCGGATCTGTAGTTTCTCATCATCATTGAATATGGGAAACAGAAACCACAGATCGGGCATTCGAGATGAACCTCGAATGTTATGGGAAAGGCGAATGCCATTAGCGCGCGGCCTCAAAATAGCACGTCGCGGATCCGGTCAGGCCCGAGCCGGTTTTAGCACGGATGTACGTATGATGCTGCTGAATGTACGCGACGGTCTTATCGGGGAGATCCACAAGCTCCTGAACGGTGCTTGTCGCTTCTGTGTAGTTCTCACCCCCAACAACCCCAATCCCGCGTTCCCATTGAACGTTATCGTGTGAAACTTCAATGTTAACGCCCTGCGTTCCAGCAGCACCACCACCAAGACCATAACCGCCTTGGGTATAGATACTATACGGTAAGCCACTCATGCCAGACTTAAATACAGTCCCTGTGAAACCAGCAGCGGCAGCGTTCAGAAGCTTAACTCGACTCGGCATTATCGTCTCCTTTCCACCGTTGGCGGTGGAGGCCAGGTTCCATGATAGAACAGCTGTTGAACTTTCAATTCAGCCACATCGGATCGAAGGCTGATACTCGAATACAATAGAGATATAATAAATGCAGCTAAAACAGCTCCAACTACATTTACTACGATAGATCGAATATCACTCTTACTTCGCCTGGGGGGCATGAATTTACCTATAGTTGATTATGTTTACTTAGCACATTCTCTAAACGATCAAAGCGATTGTTATCGTTTGTATCATGAAGCGTACGCCATTCCTCGAGTCGAATTAAACGGCCATTCATTAGGTTTACAATCCTGAGTGTTTCGGCACTAGCGTTACTAGCTGTTGCAGATGTTAATGCTATGGTATCCAGCTTTTCAGAATTTACTAGATGATATGACTTTGTCCTAGAAAGCTGTACAAGCAAAACCCCTGCGAGCAAACAGAAAACGCCTACTGGACCTAGTGCACTAGATAGCCTCATGATAACATCTATAAACTCTGTCATGGCTCCCAATCAGGTGGAGGTTTAGGTAGAGTGGTTTCCTTAATGAGAAGCTCTAAAAGCTGAATCTGTGCTTCTAACCCTACACATTGAGTTGAATAGTTAGCTACCAGTTGTCTAGCTTTATCTCGATTTTGGGTTGCTTCAGCTAGATATTTAGTTAAGTCCATATTGCTAGTTCAGATCTACCCATGCACCAGCAGCACGACCGCGGAACTTATCTGTAGTGGTATTGTAAATAATCATACCGTTAACTGGAGATGAGAAGGCGCCTTCGTCTGTATTGTCCATGCGAGGAGTAAGGAACGCCCGTGGAGTGCCAGGGGTCGATACGAGCTCAAGCACTGATTCTGCTTCTGGCGTTCCGGACGATCCGAAGATGCCCGCGCCGGCATTCTGTGACGCGCGCGCCGGATCTTCGTTGAACACGCTCGCGTAGACGGTGGTCGCTATGATTGGATCGTTGCTCAAGCGACGCGGGGGAAACCAGAGACCTGCATCACGGGCCACGGTCGCGGTCCCCGCGCCACCGCCGCCGATCGTACCCATGTGCGTCCAGCCGAAGTTGTCGGCAACGGTGGTCGTCCCATCACCGCCGATCCGAATCTGATGCGTCGTGTTCCCGCAGACTGGCACGGTGAGGTCGCAGCCTGTGTCGGCCAAGAATATCATGTCCGTCTTGCCGAGAAACAAGCCACCGAACGATCCAGCCGTCTGCCCAGTCGCCTTCGCGGTGATAACGGGCTCGAAGTCCAGCAGCTCTGAGAAGCCTAGCAATATCTGTCCGCTTGTACCCACTTCCCCATTGATATTTGGTTGCACAAGCATTCCGAAGAACCCTAAAATGCCGTTCGCGCCGGTCACGTCCCAGACCGTCGTGTCCTGAGAGGCAAAGTTGAAGTAGACGATAGCCGCAAACTGGCTCGCCGTGTCCCAGGTGAGGGACTGCGACATGTCGAATACGTGTGGGGCGGCATCGGTGATCGGGCCGATCGTCGTGACGTTCTGGTTGAAGTTGATGACGGCATGGGGGTTGAACGTTGTAGAGGTGTTCGCATTCAGGGCTAAGCCAACACCCGTTCCTGCTGAGCCGGTGATGACACCGGTCGCGTCAAGTGATAGGAGCGCATCGTTATTTGTTCCAGAACGTCCACCTAAAAGCAGATACTGAGTATGATCATCGAAATCAGTTAGGTGAGATAGAAGATGATGGTTACTCGTTCCACCCCCACCACCGCCAGGTTTCTGGCCAAAGGTAGGAGCGCCCATTAGTGAACCAGAAGTTGATAGTTAGGCGTTCCACTCACCGGTTCGAGTGTTAGCTTTCTAATTTCATTTTTGATCCGGAAGCCTAGCTTATCGCCCGGGGCGAATGTCCATGCTTCAGTCGAACCATTGATTTTAAGGGTGAAGCTAGAACCTCCATCAGCCTCGAGGTTTTCAACTGCGACAGAGCTAGCTAATCCAACAGGAACTATATCCAGCAAACCAGCCAACGCACCTTTAAAAATCTCGGGAGTTTTCATTCAAACTTCGGAGCGCTGTTTACGTCAGATGGAGGTACAGCTAAGTTCACATTATTGTTAGCGTGGTGAACCGGAGCTTGGGATTTCGATGAAACGATCATCTCTTTGAATGTATCCGGGCTGGGATATTCTACCTTCGGCGCTTCAACCCGCACGGGTTCCATATAAGGCTTATCATACAGCAACCGATCGAGCTCTCTAACAACTCCGAAAACGCGCTCGCAGCAATCATTTCGATATTGCGCGCTAGGGATTTTGAACTGCTTAACCAGATTAAAGCAATCATCCCTTAGTACTCCCAGTTGGCGTCCGATCATGCCGAAGCTTCCAACGATCCCAGTTGAGCCAGCGATTACGGGAAGGCGCTGTGAATCGAGCATGATGTCGCGGAGCATAACCGAGGTCGGATAGTCAAGCAAAGCTCGATCGACCGGAGATCCTTTAGCCAGCTTCCCATCGTCAGTGTGAGGATAAGGTGGAACGCTTACATTATACGTACACGCGTACTCGCCACGCATATCAAATTTACTCAAGCGCTTGTTAGCGAACTCAACCAGCTGTTCCCCAAAGTTAGCCGGAGCTAGCAAACTAAGCGCCTGTATGGCGTCGTAACCGAAACGTGGAGTCCACTCAAGCCCGTAAGGAGTTCCCTCACTGTCAATGATGCAGTTGATATCAACTGGACCGACATACTTCGCCCTTGCAAGAGCTGGTGAGATTCGAGTAAGAGTTGCACTAGCAAGACGTGGCTGCGGTTCTTCGTACGTCCAGACAACATTCCCCATACATCCGACGTTAGGGCCCAGATCGCCAGCGAGAAAACGCTTATCCTCAACAGTCGAATTAAATGGATAGATGAACTCGCGACCATTGTACCAGCCCTCGAGGGATAGCTCGGTTCCTTTAACTTTCTTCTGAAGGATATAGTCTTGCGAAGGATGTAGTTTCATAAACCTACTGAGCATATCAGCATAACCGCCTTGCGTCCATGAGGCATGCTTGTTGTCAGAAGGCTTATAAAACCACTCATCCGTTTGATTCTTTAAGAAGCTGATTCCATCAGCCGTGCTTTTAAAAACTTTTGTTTCAGGTGTCTTGATCCCATAGTGCTGCATCAGACCGATGCCAGCTGCGCGATCGAGCTCGATCATGTCTGACCATTTCGAACCCCCAATAACAGCCTGGCCACGCTTACGCAGTTTATCCGCGAATGAGCCCATTCCTTCGCTATCGACGATCACAGTCTCATCACTGTCGGGCATAGGCGACTGGGCTTTGTCGAGCATGCCATCATATATAGGCTTACAAACCGGATGCTGAATAAACAACCGGACCTTGTGACCTTCACGTTTCAAGCGCAAGCCCAAAAACGCGCTGTCCCCATACATGGATGCTATGAAAAATCGACTCATAGGATTTTCAAATTTTGAACGTTTAACGTGAAGCTAACATTAACCAGTGAGAGTCCTGCTCGTTATAGACAAATAGAGCTATTGAACAAACGAGATCGCCTACGAAGGTTCTGATTCGGTTAGCTATAGCGGAGCCAGCGTTGTCGTCAGCTATGGTCATCGCCCCAGCGGACACATTATAAATCACCAAAATGCGTCCGCTCGAGCCAGATCCGATTCCTGTGATCGTGAACGGGTTTATAGGTCCTTTGATGTTAAGCATCATCGCGTTAGCAACAGCGATGTTGTTGTTAACTCCATCAGCCAGAAGTAAACCATCCACAGGAAGAGCGAGCGATAGCATATTCCTTTGTAGGAACTCTACCACTCGCTCTACCCATCCACGCACATCAGTGCCTAAGATTCGTGGGATAGGTTCCTGTGTTGGAAGGCTCATTTAGCTAAGCTTAACTGGCTGGGTGGTGATAGTTCTCAAGCCAATGTTACCAGCTACAAGACTATCGGTCAGGATTCCCTGCGGGATGTTGATAACTCCAGTTGTCTGCAGAACCTGCAAAATAGCCCCGATTATATTGAACCAGAAGGTTTTACTCTTCAAAATGTTCTTAGCATCCATTATAGTTCTCCCTATACCAGATTTTAGCACGTTCGAAAACTAGTCGTGGTTCACGCCAGAGCGACGCGACATACGATCCGTTATCGAGCATCGCCTGCGGCGCCCATGAGGTTGAGAGTTCAACCTGATGATCTGGCCACATCATGAAAGCCGGTTTCTTTAGAACCGTCCTGAGAATGCCCATACCGCTCGAGAAACCAATATAACCGTCGATCTGTTCGAGAACATGAATCATACTCGGGACATTTGTTTTACCTACGATGTCTTTATACGATTCTTCTGATGCTAGGGTATGTGTCAAGTCATCCCAGAAACCCCCCATGAGCAAGATAGTGCCTCCTGCAAGATCCTGCCACATGCGTAGAAAAAGCTTCCATTCGTCAAAGCCCCAGGTTTTCCAAGCTTCAGATCCCCTGTAGCTCGCCGCGCTGATTCCCCATATCGGTCGCGGCAGGTTTTCTATCAACGCTAAGGCGCGTTCTCTATCTTCAGTGCAAATACGAATCGGATAATGAAACTCAGTAGGAAGATCAGGAAGCCAATCTTCAAGACGCTTACCAGCTTCCAGATGCCGGTTACATTCGAGGTAGATGTTATCGAAGCCTCGGGTTGAGATATCCTTCCATGTTCCGTTTCCATTGTTGTACCCGTGAACAGATTCAAACATGATGATGTCTTCATATTTGAACTGTGCGTAGCGAGCGTCATGGACGCCCTGGAGGAGTTTCAAAAACGGCGCTGTTCGCGCTGGCCAGCCCTCGCTCACAATCCAGTTCATCATTCCTGGAACGTTGCAGAGCTTACTATACATCCAGCTAACATCACCAATCCCGCTTGGAACATGAAGGTTGATCACAGCAGTGACCCACCTTCATTAAAGAACTTAAGCATCCCATCCCAATTTTCATCGGGAAGTTTATCCATGATTAGAACGGTCTCGTTACCTGTCTCTGCTGGCGTTTTGCCCCCGGTCGCTTGCTGCCATGCTTCGACGGTATGATATCCCAACGCCCCTGGAAGTTGGGGTGTGGCTCCTCCAAAGTAGTGAACACGAGTGGGTCCCGGTAACGTGATGCAGGCCTTACCCTGCTTCCAGCATTGATAGCCGGCCCATTCATCTAAACGCCATGTGCATTGTGGGAAGCCTCCCATTTTGGTGTAGAGGTCTTTGCTAATGGAAAAGCCTGCGCCGTTCAGGTTAATGTATTTACGCGGAACGCCTGGGCCTTCCCAGTGTGGATTCCTAGGGAGCTTTTCCAGGTAGTGATTCTCCCACATTGCCTCACGATGCGGTAATGCTCCCATGGACACGAGATCAGTAGCGTTCCAGTATGGAGCTTGAATCCCTCCAACCCAGTCACGGCCATAGGTGAGTACCCCGGCGTACTCGTTCCACAACGCTCCTTTAGGAAAGCGGACATCGTCTGGGACATAGATTATCCAGTCTTCATCAGACCATCGCATGGCGATGTCGATGATGCCTTGCATGCATGTCCATTCGATTCCAACGTGATGCTTGAGCTTATAGCCTTTACAGATCGCAGCGATTTCACGTGTAACTTCTTCACGATCCTCGTATGGACTTGGGTCTTCAAACACACGAACCGGAATATCTGGCATGCCTGACCAGAACATGTTTTCAAGTAGGCCAGCTAGTCTGGCTGGATTTCTATACGTTGTAATCGCAATCGCGACGCTCATTTACATCTCCAATAACCCATCGGGTTTTGTGTTAGAGAGAACTTCTCACACCACTCCATACGTTCCCAACGGTTATCGGGCTGGTCACGCATGAATCTTTGCAGGCCCCAGTATGGACCGCCAAGATCGGTGTCTTCGACAATCAATATATCTCCAGAGATGAGTATGGGAGTCCAGAGCCTGAGCTCAGCTTCTACATGCTCATAGCTATGCCCATCATCTAAAATCAGCAATCGCTGACCGTTTTGACCAGACATAGTGTACATGAGTGAGATAGCACCATCTAAAGTATCTCGCTTGAGCGTGTCACCCTTGTTATAGGATAAACGCTTATGCGTCGGGAGATCGTCAGTTAGATCAATATCTGTACTAACCACCATCCCTCGACCTACAACCTCACACATATCCGCGAGATAAAGACTCGTACCTCCACCTGCTACTCCATTCTCGAAGATTCCAGTTATGTTATTTTTCGATATGATCTCCTGATAGATCCAAAGATCTGTTGGAAATTTAAGCGCATTGTAACCACGGTAGTTTAACCACGGCGGGCCGAGGGGACCTTCCGGATTTGACTTTCGATAAAATTCGTGGAACCTGGCCACAACAGGTTCTTTAAACAACTCACTCGATTGTGCAATGTCCGGAAGGTCCACTCTTCTGTTCCTTTACGACTGCGAGCCTACAACGGTGCCAGCAGTGTTAGGGGTGAGCATCTGAGCCCGGGTTCCGATTGTGAGCTTACCAGCGGTGCTTACCCACAATAGGTACTCAACACCAGCAGAGTCCACAAGGGCAACATATGAAACCTTGCCCGTCGGAGCGTCGATTCCCAGGCCCTGGTTGCCTGAGCCGTCACGTGGAGAACCGACGCGATTCTCTCCACGCTGGGCATCGTTAGTTACAGAGAGAGCCATAGCTCACGCTCCCTGCGAGCCGAAGCTCCCACGCCAGTCGCCAGCGCCAACGGAGAAGCGCTGGAAAGACTTATACTTCGCGTCGCCGGTATCGAAGTCATCGTCGTTCTGGAAGCGAAGCTCGGTTCGGGTAACGAAGTTAAAATCATGGTCAGACTTATCAGCGAACACGAACCACGAGTCAGTGTCAGTCAGATATCGAACCATACATTCAGTAAAGTTCTCCATCCGGACTGCGTTGACTTCGTTGTTGTTCGTGTACGGGCGATACTCGGACCCGAGGATTTCCCGGACCGCCTGCTTGGTGCCAGGCGGGTACACGATCATCCGAGGATGAAGCGTGATCGGGAAGCCAAGTTCATCGACCAGGTTATCGAACAACAGCACCGCAGCTTCAAGAGCCGCAACACCGAAGTCCGCATCGGTCGATGCACGGTTAGCGAGCGTTCCACCACCAAGCAACGTATGCGCGGTGTTGAACAAAGCCTCGTTAGAACCGTTCTTCGTGAAGCCGAATTCGGTGGAGAAGCCGTTGTTCAGAACGTTAAACGCCCGAACCTCGCGAACGTTTCGCGCGGCCTTTCCAAGCTCCTTCGGCATCTTCTTCATAGGTCCATAGAGATCGTCTTCCCACATCTCCATGGTAACACGGAAGCCAAGGCCGAAGCTGATGTGGGTGTAGCGCTTCTTTCCACCCTGCTTAGGCTCTTGGTAAGTGATCGGGGTTCCCTCAGGCTTCTCCGGCATGGAGCCCAAGCCGACCAGCTCGAGGTCTTCCTCGAAGTTTCGGGTGCTAGTTCCGAGGTTAAACACCTGTGTGTACTGAGTATCTACCTCTTTGTAGCTCTGGAAGAAGATCTTCCGCAAGCCGGGAACTAGAAGCTGACTAAACTGTCCAGTGTTAGTAGGCATAGTTTAGTCCTCAGCTCGTGCTTCCAAAGGCGGTGTAGTCCTGCATGAAGCAGAACAGAACGCGCCCCTGGATATCGCCGGGCGAGTCCCGACGGTCAAGGTCGACGATGAAAACCCGACTCGTAGTAGTGCCGGTTTTTGAGGTGTCGACGGTCCAGTTGTTTCCGACCTTCGTGATCCCATATCGGTTGCCGATATAGTTGAGATCCGTAGCCTGGCCAGTTGAGAGGTTCCCGACAAAGATCGTATCGCCAAACGCAGCTGCGAAGTGAGTGACATCACTCGCAGTTGCGGTGGTTACGTTATGTCCATCTTCCTCTGCAACACCCAGAATGCGCGAGGGATTCGTGCCTCCCTCGGTAACCTTACCTCCAGCTGCTGCGTCCTGGATCAGAACCGCACCGGTGAGGAAAGTCTGAGCGGACTTTTCCTGAATCGCCATTCGAAACGGCGGACCACCTGCGGTGTTCTGATACGGACGAAACGGCTGAATGTTAATAGTAGCCATTCAGCTATCTCCTGCGGACTCCTGGCATGGAGCCTTCATCCTCTGGCAACTGACGCATTTTTTCGTTGAACTCCGACTCAGTCACGCTATCGCGTGCGTTCGCCGATGTGTCACGATGCTCTTCAATTGTCAGATCTCGTTGACCTTCAGCACTACTCATACGGGCAACAGCTTGCCGGTATGCAGCAGTGACACCTTGCGTCTGCCGGAGGATTTTTGCTCTCTGCCGGTTTTGACGCTCCTCGAACCTCTCGCGTGGGCAGGACATCAAAATCATGTCGCCCATCTCAATGACGGTTGAGATATCTTCAGGCTTTTTTAGTCTGGAGGTATCATCCATCACATGCTCAACGCCGGAATCACGGGAAACCTCAGTGTATCCCATGAGCTTTTTTCTGGTGATGTTTGTGGAGCTTTTACGAACCCAGCGGTAGTGACGGTTTTCGTCGAGCTTTCCATGAAGCTTGGTCCCATCAAACTGCTGCTGATCGCCTTCGTCCTTTGTTACTTCGATGCCCATGTTAGCTCTCCACGTCCCGGTATTTGAGGTAGTCGTCTTCAGCAAGCCCGAGGCCCTTTGCGACTTGCTTCTCGATATCGCTAAGGGTCTTGCTCACACGCCGATCACCGGACCCGCCGCTTGGCGCTTCGACAAAGGCGCGCTTCTCGTTTTCGATTTTAGCTTCGTAGCGCATCTTGACTTCGTCGTTTACATGTCGGGCACGAACCCAGCCGATGGCAGCATCGTAAGCGCCTGGATCTGCTCGAGTTGTCGCGGGCATGTTCTTCATGAACTCATCGACTTCCTCGCCATATATATCTGCGAGGCTTTTGTCGGTACCTTCAATCTTCTCTTGCTTGAACTTATTGAAGGCTAGTTCACGATTCATACGAGCTTGGTTCTCGGCGACACCCGCGACGAGAGGAGCTGCGCGCTCTGCGAAGTGTCGATCGAGAAATGCCTGGGGGTTTTGTGCGAGAAGTTCAGTCTGATCAATCTGCTGATGTTCAGCGAGGTTGCTTTGCTGGGTTCCCGCGCGTGCAGCGGCTTCTTGCAACGAAGCTGTAAGCTGCCCAACAAACTGCTCCGCTCCCTCAGCACGCTTTACAGCGTTCTGAGCAATCTTCTCGAGCTCGCTATATCGAGCCTGCAACTCGGGATCAGGCGTAGGCGCAACGGGCGCATGTTCAACTTTTGAACTTTTATCTTCCGGTGGAAGGTCATTCGCTCCCGGGATCACCAGTTCTGGCATGTCTTAATTCCTCTACCTGCGTTCGCAGGTCATCCTCAAATCCGAGGATTGCTTTGAGTGCTTTGACGACTCCACGGGCTTCCAAGAATTCATTGAACTCTTCAAGCTCCGATAGATCCGACAAGGCCCTGTTGTGTAATAGGGTCAGGTATGCCTTCAGCTCCTGCCATTCCGGGCTCTTGCGGAGCCGAAGGATCACGTCCAGCAAGCTCGCCAGGGATTGTTGGCGGGCTGTTTCCATTAGATCCATCAGGTAAGATTCCTGGTACGACTAGGTCGATGTTTTTTACATCGAACGTTTGTGCGATGCGCTTCATGAGATATTGGGCGCCCTGGGCTTCACGCATGAGAAGTTCCTTAAACTCCGGTGGAACCTGGGGGTTCATGATAGCTTGTCCAGCCATCGCGAGCTTTTCATAATACTGCTGTGTGACGCCCATCAGCGCCATCAAGCCCTGCTTTTCCATCTCGCGATTGATTGTCGCGGTTGTGGCAGTTAGTTCGACAGCGACCTTAGCAGTCGAAAATTCGGGTGGGAGATCGAGAGCTTTATCGGTCAGTAAGCCATCTGAGCCCTGGACCATATATGCTAGCCCACGTGAACGGAACACCTGGTTCAGGAAGATGATATCGCGACCGACGGCTGATAGAACATCTCGAGCATCTCGGATATTCAGATCAAAGCGCCTGTTGCCCTCTTGGATAAGAGCCATCGTCGATGTAGCAGTAGCACGAGAACCAGCAACACTTGATTCGCGACCAAGCTGGTAGTCACTAACTCCCGAAGCACGCTCCGCGTATGCCAGGGCTCGAGACTCCAGAACACCACCAGATTGATAAATATCCCCAAGCTGCATGGGAACAAGATCTTTAGCAGGATCATTGACGAGCAGCAGACGTCCTGGCCAGATTTGGGTGTTAGGTCTAACAACATTTCGCCTCCCGACAAAGAAGCGTGTGTTAGCTAGGGTGTGGTTGTCGATCTGTTGGCGATGAAGCGTGCTGAGCTCCTCTTGCATTTGCCAGAGTCTGCGCGCGATTCCGATTCCCTCAAGGCGACCTTCACGTTCAGTAAACTTCGATTTACGAAGCGGACGGAAGCCATAAGGGTTATAGACACATCGGCAGATCTTTTTCAGCTGGCGATGGTAGACGACCAAAATCGGAATCGGGATTCTAGAGGGACCAAGAGGAAAGTCCATCCAGAACTCATACATCACATTGATTTTTTCAATTCCTGAAGTTGAAGCCATGCGCGATGACTTCATAGCTTCATGGTATTCGTTTGAATCCTCCTTTGCGTGGATTGCTTTGTCGATGTCGATATCGTATACGTTATCACGGCGGCGAAGGCGAAGCTGGTTGTTTGTTAAACGGATTCTATGTGCGATCCATTCAGCTTGGGTTTCGTTTTCAACGCCGGACTGGGTGATAACGTCGCGATTGAGGATATGATAAACGTTAGGCCTACGGACAATTTCATCGTCAAAGACGATTCCACCGGTAGGTGAAGGCTTATAGCTCGGGTTTCTATAGACTTCCCAGCCAACTTTATACCACGACCAACCGTATTTAACCAGTTCGATTACGTTGGTTCGAACTGCGTTGTAGAGCTGGTACTCGCTCTTGCGCGACCATTCCATGTAATCTTGAAGCGGGCGCGCTATGAGCTCAGTCTCTTTACGCAAAGCACGGATCGTCCAGAACGGATCGGTCATGAAGATCGTGTTAACGACCCGAGCGACGATGCTATCGACCGTGATCCCGATCAGCGGAATCTCGATGTTCGCTGCGCCGGGCCACGGAAATGAACGCTTCATCTGTTTGGGATCGCCAACGTAAGCGCGGTCCCATTCGTTCAGCCGTTGCTCGCGCTCAACATGATCATCAAGCGCCTCGTCAAGCTCCTTCTCGATATAATCCTGAAGCTCCTTAAGCTCAGCTTCGGATAGATCTACTTTAGTTCCGGGGATCATAGTACGCTTTTGGGAAGACGCGTTTGAAGGAAGGTTCTGTTAAGGTTAATGCTCATACTATGATCCCCAGAAACCTAAAAGCTTTCCGAGTCGTAGAGTGAAGCTGTTTCGATTGTGCAGTCGATGTAGAGCATCAGTATTCCTTGGGCATCTTGGTTTTCTTCTTCTTAGTCTTCGTCTTTGCCAAGAGAATCACCTCCTTACATTGCAGGCGGTGCGCCGTAGACGCACCCGGGCCAGATACAGCCGCTTGGGAAGCTAGTGCCACCGCCGTTAAAATCAGCACTCACAGAGATATAAGCCACAGGCCAACCGGTTGCAGAGTCAGTTCCCGCGACGCACATACCCATTGGGCAGTCGGCTGCGACGTGGCACTTCATTGTATCGTGCGTTCCGCCTTGGCAGACCTTCGGGACTACAGTTTTAGGCTTACAAAGATTTCCCTGGACGATGTATTCGCCTTTAGCTGCAATCGGCGCAGGGTCGCTCTTGTACCGGCATTCGACTTTTGTTTGCCAGTCGACTGGGTAGTTAGAGGTCTTTACATCCCAGCCTTCGCGAACTCGTAGATAGCTCTGGACCTCACCGAATGCGCCGGTTCCCCAGGTCGGACAGGTGACATAAGCATACCGATAATCCGGGTGGATATCCAGAGCAAAAGCTGCACCTGAAAGCAAAAAGAAAAATACGAACCTCATGTTATTTCCCATCCTGTCTGCGACGCTTCGCGGTTAGTTTGTCGCTGTCAGCTAGAGCTTTTGCGGTTGCTGCTAGCTCCCGACGTCCGGTATATGAAGATGAACCTTCATCGAAGCTTTTAGCTTCAGCTCGAAAACGCTTTGACATAGCACGCTCTTCATGAGCACGCTCCATCATGGTTGATTCTTGCTCGCCCATTCGATCACGTCGGCCTCGTTGACGTACGTTCATCAGCCTACGCTCATGCGCCCATAGGGAATGCCATGAGCATCGAGCACTCCCCGAGCCATGTCAGGGGTGATATAGCGCATCATATCACCGCCATAAGGATTCAGAGCATCCTGCTGAGCTTTCTGTTGCTGAGCTTGCTTTATCGCTTGGCCGATCATTTGCTTTGTGTGTGGCGGGACCTTATCCATAGAAGCCATGGTAGAGCCGAAGTCACCGACAACTTTAGCGATGGACTTGACGCTCTCGGGATCGACTTTAGCTCCGCCAGCTCCACCACCGAAAAGGTTCCCGAGCATTCCCATAATCGAGCCTAGGCCACCGATGCCAGAGCCAGTTCCTGAACCGGCACCTGCTTGCATTCCGGTAGCTTCTGCTCCCAAACCAGCCGCGCTATCAGATCCCATTCCCATTTTATTTATCCACCTTTCCCTGATATCGACCACCACTCTTTTGCCATTGCGTGTAGTCTTCTAAATCAGCATCAGGGTTATCACGACGGAAGTCTCGGGCTTCTGGTAAGCGTCTAAGATCTTGTTTAGATCTGTTATGCTCCGCTCGCTTTGAGTTTGGATTTTCTTTAACTCCAAAGTTCTCACGAACCCAGTCGCCGACGTCAGCGGTTCCAAAGTCTTTTCTGTTTCGCATGTGCGGCATGCTAATACCCCGTTACGTTAGACCGATCAGGACTCCACATGAACTGACGTTCTTCCTTTTCATCGTCAGCGTCAGAGCCCTCGAGCGGTTTGTGCCACATGTCCGGACCGTAAGCGAAAGCGTCGAGAAGATCGACCGTGAGGCCGGTTGGGAAATCGTTCATCTCTTGAAGTAGATCTTCTTGACTCTCTAGCATCCAGATCAGGCCAGCTTGAACATAAGGCTCGAGCTTTCCCCTGATACGATTTTCCTTTTTGGTTCTACTATCAGGGTGGAGCTCAACGACATCAACCCAGATCCCACGATTCGCCGCTGCGGTTTCGATAATGGGTTTCAAGATCTTCTGATACGCAACTGATTCAATTCCCCATTGCGCGGCCTGCCAACGCTCATGCATGGCGAACGCTTCACGAATCATCTCGCTTGGCTGACAGCGCTTGGCCCAGGTCTCGAGAACAAAGATCCGACCGTCGCTGTGCATACCGTCTACGACAATAGCAGACCTAGCTGCCCCGGGCTTTTCGCTGATTGCGGGATCAATGCGGAGAGTGATGTTGAGCTTGACTGGATCGATAACACTTGCCACGATCCCTGCCTTTGGTACAATGTAGCCATTACGCCATTCATAATAACGGATTTTATTGGTATCAAAAGCTCCCGACTCAGGATCTCGGGGCTTGCAGAGATATTGGCAGCTGAATTTGAATGTTCCATATTTCTTTTTCAATCGCTCAAATGTGGTCGCGGTGAAACGCTCGGGCCAGATAGTCTCAGTTCCTAACTCCCCCGGGGTTCCGTAAGCTCCACGTTCGAAGATCTGGACATCTTGTTCGTTCTTTCGAATCCACTGATCAAGATCGTTGAACCCCCACGGAGTCCCGACATTGAAGATCCAACCTTCTTCGGGATGGTCGAGGAGAGATTCACAATACGTATACCAGTCGATGGTCTTACGCATTGTTTCAGCTTCCTCACTCGCGGCTTTCCCGACGAGATCGTCTAATTTGATAACATTGAAGTGGCGAGACACGACCGCGCCCCCAACTCCAATAGTCTCAATCGTAGCCTCTGGATAATCCTCGGCCCGAGGCAGGGTAATCTCAGTGGCGTTCCATCGTTTAACGGTTCCCCAGTCAGGAATGAGGTCTGGAAAGAGCCATTGATAAAGGGCATTGCGTCTAAACACAGCGTCAATTCTGGCAAGGAAATGCTGTGCGTTAGTCGAAGTTTCGTTACCAAGCAGGATTCGCACATTTGGATTTTGGGAGATGGTTTTGATAGAGTGGGCTATGGTCCAGACACTGGTCTTAAGATGATCCCGGGGCACGATCCCATGCAGGTGCCGCATGCCCGGTTCGCGCTCTAGATCAATCCAGTCACACATTTCGCGATGCAAGCCTGGGGTCATGTCCTTAAACCCCAGAATCGCTTTGCCCATGAAGTACGTTGAGCTACACGCCATCTCGCGCAGCTTCGCCCGGGTCTCGTCTGTGCGAGCTTCCTCGGGGATCACGAGCGATGTTCTAAGCTCTTCCATCAACGCTTATCGAGCATCTCGTTCATGACATTAACCAGCTGACCGATCTGAGCGTCTGGGATTTTACCTGACACGCTGGCACTGACAACGCGCGTCGGGGCTCGTTTTCCTGCTCGGTCTAGGATATCCTGCGCTATATTGCTAGCCTCAACCTTCGCTTTGATCACATGTTGAGGCTCCAGCGCCATCTGCCCAATCTCCTGAAGCTCTCTCATTGACTCAAGCTCAACCTGAAAAGCCTCATGCGACGCGCTCTCAATCGCCTCGTTCAAATCCGCAAACCCGGCTTCAAGCCCATCGCTTGCAACCCCATGCAAAAGCAAGATAAAGTTTGCCACATGCGGTTGCTTCAAAATTGACTTAATCACATTATGATCCGTCTCGGTCATAAACCCGATTGAGTCAAGGCTCGCACCCGCGACGCGCATCATCGCGACCCGACGTTCAAGAACCGAGAGCTCACGCTTATCTGAAAGCAAACGCATGTTGGGATAACCCAAGCAGACCTTATGCAAAACCGGGGCCGCATATTGAAATATGTTCAAAATCTGAACATTTTGAGTGAAAATTTTTTTAGGGGTTAAGATATCTGAAATCTGATTTTTGACTTGCGAATTTTAGGAGGTTATTCTCTAGCTTTCTATCTTTCTAGTACGGGGGTATGCTTTATTACAAGCTAGCTAGCAAGCTGTTAGGGGCAGCTAGCTAGGATCAATTGTCAACGGACATTAGCTGGGCTAAGGGTCAGCGGGGTCGAGGATGAAAATAAATCCGGGAAAAAGGGTTGACATTTGGGGTCGGTCGGGTTACTCTCATCGTAGATCAAGAGAGTAGCCAATGGGGGCGACTCTAACCAGGAGGAAAAATCATGCCGCATACGCTCACGATTCAGGGTGGACACAAGGGTTCAACTAAGGTTAGCCGCGACCATGCGTTCTCAACTCTGACCGAAATGAAGGACGCAGTCGCGAAGGGTCAGGTTCCGACTGGGTTCGATAACATGGAGCACTTCTATCGCTGCGCAGTGGCGCACAGGGTCGTCGAGATTCAGAACGAAATCCGGGCGGAAATCGACGGGCCGAAGACCAAGACGAGCAAGAACCCGCTTTTCAGTTAAACGTTCGCAACCGATGGCCTGGGCTCGCAAGAGCCTGGGCTGTCGATGCGTGGGGGATAAACATGATCGCAACACCAGTTGATGCACTTCCAAAAGGCATGCTTCCGCGACCAGAACTGCGTGCCAGCGACAACGCGGTCTGGCGCGCACTGGAGCACATGCGCGGACTGCGAGAGGCGTACGCGCAGATGCGGGCGAATGAGCTTGACAAGATCAAGCGCGGGCTGGTGGTTGTTGTGAAGATCGCACCCGCGACTCGCAACAACTGGCACCACAGCAGGACGAAGTTCGACGCGCTCATGAAGTGAACGACTCAGATACCCTCGGTGCGATCGGGGGTATCTATGATGTTCATTGTGCATTGTGCATTATCCGTTCTGAATTCTGAGCGCCTTTGCATTGGTGTTCAATTTTTCAGGTTTTGAACATTTTCGCTGCGTTTCACGTTTTTTGTAAGAGTTTCTCTCTCTTTTTCTTATATATAAGAAGAAAAAATTTATTAAGAATGAAGTAGAGAGAGTAAAGGTTACAATAGAGAGCACACAGAACTAGACACACACCGTAAATGTTCAATGGATGAACACCATCACAGAGGCGCTCAGAATGACGAATGAATAATGCTAGATTGCATAATGGGAAGTGGCTCGATACCCGGGCCAGAAAGGGAGGTTTTGAGATCATGTGGAAAGAGGATCTAGTCGCCCTGGTGGTTTTGGTTTCGTGGTTCATGGCGCTCGCGATTGCGAGTGGGAGGTTTTGAGATGGATACGTATAAAGATTGGTGGCGCTGAAAAACTGACAGGAACATGAGGCATCTAAGTTGGCATGCATTTTGCATATTGCATAATGTATGAATACACAAAAGCCAACTTGGATGCTCCATGCTCTTGGAGAGCTCGGGGTTCATGAGATCCCAGGCCCGGGCGCAAGCCCACGCATCGTACAGTACGATCAGGTAACAACGCTTAAAGCCACCAGCGATGAGATACCGTGGTGCTCGAGCTTTGTGAACTGGTGTATGAGTCGCGATGCGCGGCTGGTCACAGGTTCAGCAGCGGCTAGCTCATGGCTAAGCTACGGCTATGGTGTCGGCTTGACATACGGCGCGATAGCTGTTCTGCGTCGCCCAGGCGGGCATCATGTGGCGTTTGTCATTGACTGGGACGACGGTGCGATTTGGTTGCTTGGAGGAAACCAAAGTAACCAGGTTTGTATCAGAGCGTTCAGTCGCGTGAACCTGCTCGACGCCCGGTGGCCCATGGCCACTTCTAGTTCGATAGATACAAAACCCGCATGATCTGTTATCGCTGTAAACAAGATCGCCCGGAGCATTGCTTTCAAAGCCCGGTTACGATTTGCCTAGTGTGCTACGGAACATGCCGGGGAAACACTGAGCTTAGCGTCGCGCAGTTGCGCGAAAAGGCAAAGAAGGCTAGAAAAGGCCGTGCGAGCATAAACGCTCATAGGGCTCAGGAGTTGGTAGCTGAGCTTCAACCGGATGAGATCACACAGTTGATTATGTGTGATGAATGTTTAACCGAACAGCCCATTGAGGGTTTCATGAATGAAACCGGTGAGCTTGTTCACGAACGCTGCACAATGTGCAGAGAAAAGGGGAGCAC